ACACCTTGTTCGTTGACCCACGCTTGTTCGGTCCCGTGATTGATATACGTGACCTCGCACTTGCCTTTTGTGACACTGCCCTGCGATGCAGGTTGCACGTCGATCTTCGTGGAGTTTCCCGGCGTCATAATCTGCGACCCGGCGCTCACCATCGGATTGCCGCTCACCTGCGTCGTCCCGACACTCTGCGACGACAATGACTTGTTGACGAATGCACTCCCCTCCCCGCGCACGACCAGCACGTCGCACGAGGTCGTCGACGGTGCTCGGAGGAATTGGAAGTTGCCTTCAATATTCTGGCCGACTCCGTCGAACTTCGCCCGCCACGGCCCGGATACCCATGGCACACCCGCCGGAATGGTGAGCCCTTCATCCTGATCGGCGGCGGAGACGACTTCGACGTCACGAGTACGGGTGCCTCGGAAGACGTAGTAGACATGTCCCGACGCAACATCCGCCATCACTTCTTCGATTGGGATGCGCGTCGCGGGATCGTCCGCATTCATTGTGAGTGATCCGACAATCTCTTCAAACATAGCCTGTTCCTATTGGATTACGTTGGAGTCGTGGAAGGGTCCCAGGGCGTTGCAAACGGGAACCCACCTGCTCCACTTGACGTACAGATCAAAAGCCCTCCAGTCCCGTTTGAATCTTCAATTCGATCTAAATTTGCCCGCCCGGCTCGTTCTGCATACGCCCATTTCATGGGGCCGAGCCACTGGTTCGATCCTGAACTGTCTTTCAGAACATACGGAACAGGTCGAACCCGGCCATTTGATAGAGGATCTGTAACTTCATTCGGCCGACCCACCACGCTTGCTGGGGAGGCCCAATTCGATGATCCAAGCCGTGCAGTGGATACATGAATGTTAAAGTTCGTTCCATTAAATGCCACAATCGACAAACCGTCTAGGTTTTGAGAGGCATCATCTGTAAAAAACGGCTGATAGGTTCGACCTACGGTCCCTACGACTTGAATGTCTTCGCCTGCAACATCGCCTTTTTGGATCAAAACAAATCCGTCATCATATTCTGCCCACAAGAATTCTGTTTGGTATGTATCGCCGTCTCCGACGTTTGTTCCGTCGTCCGCTCCAATCTCGACGGCAGGACTTGCGTCGGTTGATCCAGAAGAGGGATCAATTGGATTGGTAATGGCGTTTGTCGGATCGATCCATGCTTTGATACGCGATGCACTGCTGTCCCAGAATACGGCCGCATCCCAGGTATCATTGATCATGGAAAATGCTACACCAATATCTCCAGAATTGTTGGTATCGTCGACGGTATTGTTGTGGTTGAATTTTGTAGATGTATTTTGAATGTGGTCATTGATGCGATCTACGTATGCCGCACCAGACACAGAATTTGAAGTCAGTACGTATGAATCGGGCAGAAACATGAAAACACTCCGGTATTAAGCAGAAAGTACAGACAAATTCGTCCCATCCCAATCCGTGCCGACATCTTGGGTAGTTCCGATCCGTTCAGGAACCGCAAGAGTCCATCCATTTTGCGTCGCAGCTGTGGTAGGAAATACCGATGCTGCCCCAATGGTAACTGTTCGAACTCTCTTGGAATGAACAATGTTTCTTGGGTTTGTCATCGATCGGATGTTCTCCCTGTCACACGAATTGAAAAATCAACAGATCCGGGATTCGCATTGTCTTCGTTTTTCACTACAAATATAACAAACCCTGCCGGGAGATCCACCGTATTTTGAGCAACTCCCGTTTGTCCTGTTTGGACATCGAAATCTGTGCCAATTTGATTGGCTCGTCGTTCTGTTTCGAAAATTCGAAGTGCAATGGTGTAGCCGGACGGAGCATTGCTGGTCTCTTCGACAAAAAAGATCAATAAATCTTCTTGAATCTTTCGAAGAGGGACCGTGAGTTCTCCGTTTGCCGGCAATGATTCACCGCTCGTAAATGCGCGGAATCCATTGTCATGTTCGAAATGGTGAATCATGAATCATTCAAGGGTCGAAGGACCAATTTTAATGCTTCGGATCGAACCGCCGCCGCGCTGAACTACTTCCACATATCCTTTTTCCAGTCCACCTGTTCGAACAATTTTGGTCAATCCTCGATAAGAGATATCGGTCCATTCTTGGATAAGCCGCCAACCTCCAGGGGGATCGGATTCACCGACGGAAAGACGGCCGTAAAATCGAACCGCATCCAATCGAGCGGCATCCAAATCAATGTTAAATCCAGGTAGACCCGTTTGATTGTTCAAAGAGATATGCGGATTGGCAGCTTCGTATCCGTGTGTCAATACATCAATATCGGACGAATTGGAGCTTGCGTCCACAGAAACATTCAAATCGCCGTGATTGATCGAGGACAGTGCAATCAAATCAACAGAACCATCTCCAATATCGTCATCATCTTGATCTTGTTCCGTATCCAAACGGAATGCTTTGGCAAACGGGATGTTTTGATTCACTTGTCCTGCCAACTCGTCCATGATGTCTCCGAGCGTATCGCCTGCTGCGGCCGTATAGCTAATACTCTGCTCCCCAATATCAATGGTGTAGTCTTGGGCCTGTGCGCCAACAACCTCGATGATGGTATACGCAGATTCGATGACAAGTGTCTCTGCTTCATTGTCGTTATCTGGATCTTGTGTGTAGGCACGAACATCTTCTTTCAGTTGATTGACGCTCTGTTGGAGGTTTTTCAGAATTTCGTCTATGGCCTCGTCACGAGTCGTCGAATTCGACGAAGAAAGACCGTTGTATGTATACGAAGCCGTCTGTTGGCGGACATCGATCGTATATGTATTTGATGCCGTTTCGTCGAAATCACTTCCAAGTGTAATGCGAGCCGTTCGACGTCGTAGATTTTCTCTCATCTTGACGTCAATTCGAGAAACGGGCGCATTTTGAAGAGCTTCCCCGTCGTTTGCATGGGGAGCACCGGTTGGATCATCTTCCTGTGTCTCCCATTTCGGATCTCGTCCCCACGCCTCTACCGCGAGTTCCGTTGCATTTTGAAATGATCCAGAAGCCATGATTACGGGGTATCGTAATAGATGATGACGTAAAACGTATCGTCGACGCGCGTCCCATCGTCCGCTGTGATTTCGGTCCGGACGGTAGAGGCATCGTTCGGAATGAAATTGATTTCTGCTCCGAGATTTCCCTTGATCGACCCGGTTGCAGCAAAATCGCCCGAAGAGGACATGTCCTGGGCGAGCGTCAAGTCCACTTCCCCGGACGTCCCGGTACCCGACGCGCTCGAGATTCCGTGCCCGGCGCCGACTGAATAGGACCCGGACGATTCGTCGATCCGCGCCCAGGCCTTCGCAGTATTCAGGGCACGTACATTCTCGAGGTTGCCGTTGGCATCGACAACGATAACGTGGTTAGCATTATTAGATACTTCGATTTTCTCGGCGATCAATTTGGTGAATGCTTCAACTGTCCCCGACGTGAGATCCCCGTCGTTCTGATTAGAATCTAATACATCTACCCCTGATCCAAATCCTTGAATAAAATCCGTTTCAGTAGTATTTGTAGTAACTTTCGCAGTTCCGTTAACAACGGTGCCTTCGACTCTAGTAGTTCCTTCTAGCTTATCAGCAATAAGCGACCCAGATCCTTGTGTTTGAGGGCTGGACGGGGAGCGAACATCGATTCCATAGGACCCGCTAGAGTCTCCTACCAATATTCCTAGATCTGGTGACAATACATCGGAGATTAACACAGATGTATCGTTAATTCCTTCAAATTGAATATCATTCCAATCAGACTCTCCAAATGTTCCGGCCGATCCCGTTATGTTGATTTCATCTTGTGTATCAAGATAAGCCCCGATCGAATCACGAATATCGAGTTTGCCCAAAGAGGTGTTAAACTGCTCGTCAAAATAGTCGATCCAGCGAAATAGCTCGCGAATCAACCAGTTCGTCTGATCATGCGGAAGTGTCTGTCCCTCTTGAAATCCCCGGCCTCGTTCCGCAGAAGGCTCCGAAACTTCGGAAGTCGGTGCATTTTCCGCCCATTCTTGGGGTCTTGACGATGCTCCGGGTGGTCTGGAAGGTGGATTTGCCATATTAATTTAGTGTTCGAGACATAGACGCGTTCAAAGAATTGGTCCCGAATCGTAAATCTCCGAGACGTGTTTCGACTAAAGTGTAGTCTACTCCGCCGTTTGTCGCAAGGTCCATGTGGCGACGAACACGTCCTTTACGGGCATCACTCATGAACTCTGCACGCAGCGCTTCTACACGAAATCCGGCCGGAAAGTGATCGTAGTAGTACACTTTTTGAGCAGACGTCGATCGACGATAAATTTCAATAATTTCATCGATCGTATGACCAGATACATTGATCAACGCCCGTGTTTGAATCAGTTCTCGATACGTTTTGTCGTCAAATGGTCCGCGAGGTTCTTGGACAAGTTGGCCCCATTTGTCCAACTGCGGTCCTGTCGCAAGCTGAAAAGATGTACTGACAAGATAGTTATAAACCAACGTTTCCAATTCTTGTACAGCATCACCAAAGCCCTTCATGATCGCAAGAAAACGATCTTGGTGACGATGGCGGGACGGCAAACTTTGTTCGATATCCTCCGCAATATCCGTTCGGTGTTCGATTGGAAATTCGTCCATAGATTTATGGATAATTCAAGACGAAATTTATATTGTTTAGAAATGCAATCGATATGGCATCGATCGATTTATCAGAACTGCCCCCATCCACTTCGAGCCGAGATACCCCCCGAACTGGAGGAATATCGTCAATTGTCCCGAACAGCTCCAGGCGTCGAACATCCTCTCCTACGTCTAATGAAGCGAAATATGAAGAAATGGACTGTTCGATGCGCGTTCGAAGATCCGATCGGGAAAACTGTTGTTCAATTTCCGCAGTAATCGTGATGTCTGTGGATTCTCTTTGTGCGTAATGGAAGAAAATATCTTTCGTTGTCTGACCACTTGTTTCAACGGTCCGTTTCAATCGATCACTAGGTACGAAGTTCGTTGTATCCTCCGTTGTTTCGATGCCGTGGGCAAGGTTGTCGTAAATAACAGAAGCAATTTCATCCAAATCTGAAGACGAAAGTCCGTCCGGCCATACCACAACACCAATGGACGATGGAGCAAGCTCCATACCATTTACAGTTCGGGAATTGTCTACATCGTTTTCAATGACAAGAGCAGATTCCAATACGTTTAATTCTTGGACTTGTGCTCGAATGGAATCTGCCGAAGCCGTGGCATTTCTTTGAAGCCGTTGCCCGTGGGCTTGTCGAAGATCCCGATCACTATCGACAAACGTCCCCACAGCCGGTTTCACAAGATTTTCTGTTGTATCCAATCCGGAAACATTGTCTATGATGCTATCGATTTGGCCGAAATTTGCAGTGTATGGTCCGTTTTCTGTTGCTTCGATCGAGGTATATGCAGCTCCTTTTTGTATGCGATCCCCTTGAATACCGGTATTTGCCCCACTGTTCGGGTCGGATTGCACAATGTATTCAAGATCAAACCCTTTGGTCGATCGAACAACAAGTGCGTAGCTCAAATCATCATGATACGATCCAGATTGTTTGCGAGTGGTCCATGATCGAAGCTCCGTTGACAACATACCCGCAGATCGAGATAACTGAATCTGCTGTTGAAACGCATCCAACAATTCTTTTGAATCTCCCGCATTGGTCAAATTGGTTGAAAGAGTGATTCTTCGATTGTCGATGATCAAATCAAGTTCGTACAGTCCCGTATCCAACTCGGAAACTGTCTCTCTTGGGCTGATATCCAACCCGAGTTCAACTTCCTTTTGGGTTTGCCAAATCAGCTCATCGTCCGGGCCTCCCCCCTTAAGCCGCGTACCGGCATCAATTACTTTCCGAAAATCGCCAATCAATCGTTGCGGAGACACACGAGAAGGACGGCCCGGCTGTCTGTCGACTCCGACAATACTCGTCAAATCTTCAAGGTGTGCCCCGCTTGCCGTTTGGACCGACCGTTGATTGTCTACTGCCTTTAATGCACCGGAGAGTTGCGCCAAACGAAAAGCCATTTCTACCGTAAGAGATCCGAGAAGATCATTCTCGGTAAACGGTAAATCTTCATCGGCGCGATCGTTGATTGATTCCCGAATAAATTGCAGCCATTCGTTCCCGGTTGGAACTTCAAGACCGTCTTCTGTAAGTCCAGTAAAAGGCATAATCTAGGGAAGAAGGTATGCGTTGGTCGACGTAATCGGGTGGTTTTCCGTGCTCTGACGAAGTTCAAAATCAAGCCCAAATTCGTTTTGTTTTACAGTCTGAAGTCGAGCTTCGATTGTAATGACTTCATCGACAAACGATGAATCTATCGACAACACTGCGGCAACCCCGGGAACTTGATCCATCTCCGTTGCTAAAAAATTTTCCATTTCTACTAAAGGCGGAGGCGTCTCTTGGAGCCATCGTAGCCACGGAACACCCGTATTTTGATTAAGCATCCATTCTTCGCGGAACAATGAAACGGCAAATTGCACTCGCTGTGCGATTAACCGAGGATCAAGCCGATCGGTAATGGTCGGATGCTTCGGAAAATCTCCGTCATTATCAAGTAAAATAGCGCCCATCGATTATTCCGTTTTTACTTTATCGGAAGCGACATCTCCCGCTTTCCCCCCCGAAGGAGCAGTCGATGTTGTTGGATTGGTCGTCAAGGTAGTTGGGTTCGGACCGGGTTGGGCCAAAACCGTATGAGTATGGGCTTCAAATGCTGTTTTCAATGTGGAAAGTTTGTCTCGGATTTTCTGCAACTCCGACTCCACACGGTCATCGCGGGCGACCCAATTTACCGGATCAGCCGTACCAAGGTGGATTTGTTTGTCGGATTTGATCACCGTTGCGTTGTCTTGGACAGCATCGTCTCCAAGCGCATTCACAAACGAACGAATTCCTGGATCGACAATAGCATCTGTCAAATCATGTCGCCGAAAATTGTCTGGTTCTACATCTGTGCCTCCTTGATTTTGCCATTTTTCCAATGAACGAGATGCAATACGAATCTCTACCGGGTCTCCTGATTTGAGCGGCCATGTAATGGCAAAACCCCCGTCCGATCCTTGCGGGAAATTGACTGGGCACTCTGGAATCGCTGGCGGCAATGTTGTTCGTCTCTCACCGGTCTGCTCATCTTTATAAGACGATTGAACAACAGGACGAACGGTCGCTTTCTGCGTTGACGAGTCATACGAAATAATTCGGCCGGGAATCACTGTACGTACTCGTGCTCGCTCCGCTTCCATCGCATCCACGATCGCATCCGCCAATTTCGGATTATCGACGTTATCGCCAAATTTATCACTCATCGCGACTCCGCAGTGATTTGAACCTTATATGTCGATTCCCATCCGCTGTCTCCCTCGAAGGTAACATCTCGGGCACGCCACGCTCCACCGTAACGATCATGTTCTACATTGAAAAGGTCGCCCGGTCGAATTTGAGGTTTCAACAACATGTTGAATTGAACCCGACCTTTTTTCTTCGGCTCGACATTGAATAACGTACCCTGCTCCTGGGAAAAGTTTACAACGGTCGTTTTTCGAGGAGATGTTGACGGCGGGGCAGCAACCAAAGCACCGTTTTTCGTCCACACCGTCACTCCTGCGCGGTCGGCAAGTTTTTGAATTGCCTCGTCAACTGATTCCGAAAACACTGCCGATGCATTGAGCTTCGGAGGATCGGTCCCGAAATTCAATCGTCCAGTCGGCACATTGTTTTCTTTTGCAATCTGCTTGATGGCTTCATCGATTTGCGTACCTGACGGAATGACCGTATCGACGTGTTTTTTCTGGCCTTCATATGCTTTGTCTGTTCCTTTCAAACTAAGTTTTCGATCACCGCTGCTAAAATCAACTCGAACACTACCATCTTCAATAAATCCAATAAAAATTTGAACCGGCGCTCGATAGCCGACTTTCATCCGAACAACTTTTCGGCCAGATCGAATATAGTCAATCGTATTTTCATCAGGGTTGTAGAAATCGACTGTTGCGGTAGACGGTTTCGAGTTTCGCTTGTGTTCGACGTTCCAACCAATACGAAAATCTTCCCCTCGCCAAGCACGTCCTTCCTCTCCTTCAGGACCAATCGCTAATTCAACATTTCGATCGAACAACGGCATAATTAATTTTGATGAATTACATACGAACGATTCGGCGAACTTTGTTGAATTTCATTTTCCGAGAAATAGATGAGACGAAGATCATTTGTAAGGTCTACACGTTCATATTGATCCGGACCAATCACCGCCAACACACCGGGAGGCGCTTCCAAAGAAGCCGTATTTAGGAAATAGTTCGAACCAGACTGGACGGCCTTTCGTTTGAAAATAGGAGTATCCTTGTCTTCGGAACGAACCGAAAAATGCCATGTCTCTGTTCGCGGTCGCCATACGAATTCAAATTCATACGATTCGCCATCCAAGATCGTGGACTGGACAACATGGATCTCTCTTGAATCAACTGTAAGCTCTTGAGGCATTACTGAATTTGTTGAATTTCAGAAGGCACAAATGTGTCAAAAAGTGTGGAATCTTCCGGACCAAAGTTCAACGGAGTGGCTTTGTTTATCTGTTCTATCGCACTTTGAGTTGAATCATTTGATTCATTTCCTTTCGTTGGCTGCGGACCGCACGTACATTTGGCGGCCATTTGCTCTTGTTGAACTTGATCCGGAGGGAGTTCCGTTTCATCCCATTCAGCAAACTCCATCTTCTGAAATGTCAAATTTACTTCCACCGAATCCAGTGGTGCATTGATTTTCTGAGGCCAGCTTTCCATGAGAACCGGCTGAATCACACCATATTTTAATGTACGAAGACGAAGACGTCGTTCTTTCGCTCGTTCGAAAAAATCTCTCACCAATCGAATCCGCGAACCATCTCCTGGGAACTGTCGATTTGGAGAATGGTTCGAAATCACGCCTTGAATCGAAATCTTCTCCAGCTTTGTTTCTGCATGATCCGTGATTTGACCACCGCCTTCTAGGGGATGATTAGCGATATTCGATTTTCTTTTATGGACTTCAGACGTGGTGGCATCGAGCAAAAGAAAAAACGGGTTTTGTGTCGCAAACTCCGTTGGTTGGTTCGAAGGAACATCGTCAATAATGATTGCAACTTGACTCATTGGTTTACCGCTGATTCGACGAGTTCTTCTTCACTTCACGGCCGGTTTGCTTAGCAAACTTATCCAATTCTCGCTTCATCTGTTGGATCATTTCTTGCTGATCTTGTACTCCTTCGACACTCACTTCATTATTCACCGTAACATTATTTCCCGAAGTTCGAGATTGCCGTTGAGAAGGAGGTAAGCTCTGATTTGGCGTTGTTTTTGTTTGGATATTCGAACGTCGAAAAAGTTGTCCAATTTTTTGTTGATCACGTACAAACTGTCCTACCGCTTGAAATTGACCAACATTAGCTTTTGCAGCTTCTCTAGTAAGCTCAGCGATCTTTTCCACGGATTCAACTGCTTCATCCCCTGATTTTCGTGCATCACCGAATTGAAGAAAAGAAAATGATAGAAGAGTACGGCCAAGGGCTGAAGCCAACTTAAGAAGTTCAATAAATAGCTGAACTTTTTTAATCAGAATTGTGAAATCTTTTACAGCAATTCGAACGAACAAAACGATTACATTAAATACTGTTGCAAATGTAAAAGCAAGTGCAACAAGTACATCATTCCATGTTTCAATGCTGGGAACAATTGATTCGATCAATTCTAACCATGCATCAAGTTGATTCAATACATCATTAACTAACCCCTTTACCCCTCCCATCGAAGATGCAAAATCCACAAAAACCCCCGTCAACGATCGGCCGCCCTCTAAAAATGTCCAAATATCTTCAAATATAAGAAACAATGCTGCAAACAATGCAATCAAAATCGGGAATCCAGTTAAAAATGAAAGCATTGTCGTTCGAAGACCAATCAATGCACCGCGCAGACCATCGATCGAAAGCTCAAATCCTTCCGCAGCCGCAGCCGACGCTACAAACTCAATCGTCAATGCACCAATCGTCGTCGAAGCCTGTTTGATTGTTGCAATGAATGATGTACCAAATGCCGTCAGCATCGCCGTCGTCAAAATACCTATAGTGTCTCCGAGGCCGTTCAAGATATTTCGTACACCGCCGAGCGCAGACACCGCAGATTCAATTTGATTGAAAGTCGTTTTTACCTCACGGAGGGCGTTGACCGTAAATCGTGCCCACTCTTGAAGTTCTTGTTTGATAATTTCTTCGTTCGCTTTCACCCAATCTTCAATGCTCTCCGTAATGGCAAGCAAGTTCGGCAAGAGCGTTTTCGCAAAGGTCCGCGCCATCCCGCGGATGATTGTCCAGAGTTGAAACCCTTGTGTATGCAGTTTTTCAAACTGCTCTACCGTTTGTTGATCGAGGATCGCCCCAAGATCCTCCATTGTTCGGCCCATCTCCCGAAACCCGCTCGATCCCTGCTGGAGCATGGGCATAAGATTCGAGCCGAGCCCTTCTCCAAAAATATCTTGGACTGCGACGAGTGTCTTTTGTTGGTCTTTCGCGTCTTGGACCCGATCGGAGACAATTTCAAATAACTCCCAAGGCTTTCGTCCCCGGACTTGATCAATAGACAATCCAAGTTTCTGCCAAGCCTCGACATCTGATTTTGTTCCCTCGATCGCCCCTTGTTGTGTGTCGACGAGAGACGAGATAACGTCGACTGCTTTCTCGGCTTTGACGTTATGTCCCTGAAGTGCAAATCGAAGTTTCTGGAGCCGGTCTACCGATACTTCCGTTGCACGGGCTTGTCTGGCCGTCTGTGTGACCATTTTCGAAACAATACCTGTCACGGCCGTGCCCGCCGCTGCAACGCCGCCCATGACGACCTCAGAGCCCACCATTGTGGCCGTCATCCCCGCAAGATTTAGTGCAATCGTTCGAGCTGCAAAAGAGACCTTCGTAAGCGCCCGGTCTACACTGTTCAAACGGTTTTCAAATGCAATCAATTCACCGAGATCTGCATCGACATCGATCTCGATGAGAAACTGCTGAATGGTATCAAGTGCTGCCATTACGGACCACGTGGAGGGTCAATATCGTCCATGTCTTGTTGTTGGATGGCTTCGACTTCTTTCTGATAGTTCAGAAATCGATGCGCATCCGCTATATCGCCAAGGCCCCATGTATGTTTGATTTCATGGAGACTGGCGTGATACTCACTCGCGGCAATGCGATGGATCATCATATCCACCGGGTCCTCTCGGAACCGCTGACGGGCTCTTTTCAGATCATTTTTTATCGAACTCGGCGGGTCAAATTCAACAGAGCCGTCATCTACACGTCGATAAGCCCACCGAGCGAACCAAAAAATCCATTATACACACATACTTCATACACTGCCCGCAAACACTCTATGTAATTCCCCCGATATGCTTGATTGAAAGCTACATCTTTTCGGAGATTTTCGCCGTCTCGCGACGTAAAGTACAGAATTTTCTGCAACACGATCTCCGGATCGATTTGATCGAAAGCCTCCGTGATATATTCCAAGGCTGCCGTCAACTCGAGATCAATCGATCCTTCTGCATCTTCAAATTCTTCGGATTCTAGTGCATCTTGGATTGATTTTACATCTTCTTCGGATGCCGACCGTTTTGCTTTGGTGTACATCTGCATCAACTGGCCGGCATTCGTCGATACGAATTCGGCCAAAGGCGTCCCAGCAACTTTGGCGACGTGGTTCAACAACCGAAGCCCGGAAGGACCTTTTGATCGGGCGATTGGTTCATGTTTTTTCCCAACATGATACTGATGGGTTTGTCCGTCCCCGTCTTCAAGTTCAAACGTATACCCCCCGGTAGACGCTTCCGGAGAATCCTGACCAATTCCTTTCTGCTCTTCCATAAAATCTCCTTATGTTATGGTGCAGCTGTAGCAAGAACAATCGACCTTCGAGCATGGGGAAGAATGATATCGAATTCACGTTCTCCCTGGACGTCTTCTTTGGAAGGCGGCGCAAACGTTTGAAAATATGCTTGAGGCTCAAAGATTTCATCGCCGAGGTTTGGATCAAGCATATTGAACGGAACTCCAACGGAAGGTGTTGATTTGTGTTGAGCTTGAGCCAAAACACTCAAATCTCGTGCTAAAAACGATCCAGCCATACACGTAATCGTAGCAATCACCACTTCATTGTTGTTTTTCGAGACGGCCACGAATCCATCTGCTCCTGCTGTAAATTCGTGAGCATCTCCTTCAATCGAGTATTCGATTCCACCCGAATCACCATATCCCGAAAACGATGCCGTTGCTGGATATGGCCCCGGCCCAATCGTTCCAATGACGTCATCCAGGTCATAATAACTTGTTTTACGATTTGGCATAATCGATCCTCGATACGGATTAAGTCACAGAACTCCGGGAAAAGAAGATGTTGAAGTCCACGTACTGACCGCCGATCGCCACCGTTGCCTGTGCGTCGAGCGGAATCGTATCGTTATTCACGTTCGACTGCTGAATCTGCGGGTAATTGATATCTAGCTCATCTACCAGGAAATGCTGGGCGTTCTCTCCAATCTCGAATTGCCTTCTCAACAGCTTCGCCATACGAACCTGTCCCTCTGTTTGCGACTCGCCTACCGCACCAATCGGGATGATTTCGTTTTGCGCAGCCGCCGTCTGGATTTCATTCGCTACTTCGGCTTCGAGCCGATCTTTGAACCAAAATTTCGTCAGAATGACTTTACCCTGACGTCCATTCAAGTTCTGGCCGGGTCCAAGCCAGGCAGGTGCAGAGCCGAAAGGCAACACAGCATTGAAATCATTCCCTCGAATCTCGCCCGGAGATTGTGCCGTACCGATGTCCGCTGCCGATGGCAAGCTCCATGCCGTGCTAGAACTCGGAGCGTCGTATGCATTAATATTTCGAAGACGGCCGAAAAATGGCGCGGATTCTTGATCAGGATTCGCTGTTGCAAGCCGTCCGGCAAGCGCAGAACCCGGGGAACTCGCCGGGTCGGGATGGTAAATACCGAATACCTCTTCAAGCGCGTTTGACCCAAGGTTGTCCAAAGGCGTTGCCAACGACGTATTCGGGTCTACAATCGAATCATCATCCGACGTCAGAAAATACACCGACGGCTTCTGATAACCGTCCACCGTATCGCCAATAAACTCCAAATCCGCCGGCGTTCGGATAGACGACGCCACATAGAACCAGCCCGAATCGATGCCCGTAATCGCATCCAATGCCTCTTTGACCGTTTCTCCACCTGCCTTGTCCCATGCCCCGATCAAAATTTCATCAGGCGTTGGCTGAGCGGAGAAATAATCATCGGCTGCATCGCGGATACGAGTCGTCCAATCCGTCTCAATTGTATCCAAATCCCCCGGACTGTAGCTTCTCGCCCGTACTCCCGTGTTATTATCCGCCTCGAGTTCAAGTTGAAGCAATTTATTGAACCGCAAAAGAGGCGAAAATTGTGGCTGAAAATTCACCACAATATCAAGCGAATCCGTATGTGTCACAGTCGTCGGCATGGTTCGCTCCGATCAGTACAATCCAATCAAAAGCTATGGAATCGTCATGGAAAGATCGAGGTCGCCGAGACTTGTTGGATCGATGATCTCGGTGCCACTCTTCAATGATAGATGTTTACCGATTCCTGTGTTTGAGTCAAACCAATCTGATACAACATCATATTTTACTCGAAAACTTGCAGTCACACGTCTTTCTTGGCTGTCCGCTGTAAGTGTAGATGTATCTTCAATCGCTGAATCTTTGTCTACACCCATCGGACCATTGCTTCGGAGCCATCTTCGAACATCCGGTCTTTTTAGGCTTCGATGAACATCTTCTAGCCACTCCGTAGCTACTTTTCCGTATCCATCTACTTGCAAAAGCGACCAACGAGCGCCCCGGATGCGGAATTGAGCAACATTCTGATTCGAACGTCGTTGAACTTCATCCCAACCGATCGGGTTCTCATGATCGGTAATTTGAAACTGAAGATAAGGTTTATCCGGACGGCCAGCATGAGGATCATGATCATACGCTTTGATCAAATCCCCGTTTGATGTTGCCTGGCCGGACAACACAAATCGCGCCCATCCCATCGCATCTTGGAGAATTTCTTCACGAAGCGACGTCAATCTTATTCCTGTGTACGAATCAATGCATACGATCGATGCGGCAACAACGCATCATGGATGCCTCGAATCTTTCTGACACGCCAACGCTTTCCGTTGTATTCAATCTGATCTGCGGGTTTATCCGTATGTTGATCAACAGTTCGATGATCCGCTGCCGTAATTAGTTTCCACGTCTCATCCGTTCGATCCAGCTCAGGAAGTTGTTCAATTTCCCGGCCGTCCAACGGCTGAAACGAGCCGTCTTCAAATGTTGTTCGCGTATCAAGGGTCGTCACCCGTTCTCCGTTCGAATTCGTCGTTATACTGAATCGTAACCGATCGTATGAGACATTTTCCAAAATCATGGTTATTCAATCAAACTGCGAGGCATCCAAACCCTGTCCGGGGGCGGCAAATCCCGAACCTCGTGCTCCAGACAAAGCAATACCGGCAAACTCAAAGAATTCGAGATGTACCTGGAAATCAATTGCATCTCGAAGTTGCAACGTTTCCCCAATCAACGGCCGTGCATGTCCTTTTTTCCGAATCGTCTCTGGAGCATTTGGGACAATGGCTCCTGGTCCCATCCGCACACGAACCATACTTCGAGCGAGCTTTCCGATACGCCCCATCGCCCGTTTTAATCCACGAAATGCGGACGTACCCCGATCAAAGTATCGCCCCATTGCAGCTCGCGCCGTCGTTCGGAGCTTCCCGGCACCTCGTCCACGAAATGCTGTACGAAGAATCGATCGAGCTGGAATGGTGATCGTATGCGGATCGGTATGTCCGTCCGGATCTGGATGCTCATTCGAAACGAATCGAACTCCTTCTCCGGTGTATACATAAGGCGTTCCACCGGGATGTTCGAACGTCCCGCCGAATTCATGGAGTGCGAGAAGTTCTGCATTATTCAAACTATTCGACCGCGTTGTCTTTCTCGGGGCGTCTTCTCGATGTACACCAACTGTAACAGATGGACGTTTGGATGCCGTGGATATTTTGTCCTTAAACTCCTCCCAGCCCATATCAATGGACGATACATTTACATCCATTCTAGCCATCAAGATCCCTCAACTTTTTCGCACGGGCCTTGCTAATTCCATCGATTTCCGTCAAATCCGCCGAACGAAATGCTTCCAGATCATCGTATGCTTCTTCGATACGCTCCGCAATCGACGGACCTACGCCCTCCACTAACTCAAAATCGAGATCATCGAGAGTTTTCTTCAAATTGTCATCTTCCAGGTCTTCCGAACTGTCAAAAACCCACGAAGATCCGTCTTCGCCCGGAGATTCCGATTCTTGTTCATCTGCCAAATCATCCATTTTCTCGGAATTGTTCGAATCCTTCGATTCCAACCGTACAGCGTCGTCTTTCTCCGGGTCGGTGGTTTCGCCTGGTACGACATCAACTGGATATCCCGCACCCGATCGCCCTTCGTGCGGGCCGTCGACTGCAACCGCTCGTCCATTTGCAATCAATGCCAGCGCGGCCGCACGGGCATACTCTGTACGATAGCCGGGCTGACGTTGGACGCCGTTGATTTTCATCGAATCTTTCAGTTCAATCCAAAACATCATCCGCTCCCGGTAGGAGTTGAAGGAATTGTTTTTTCAAGTTCCTGGAAGGCCAGACCATATTCAGTTTCTACGAGATCTAATGCAAGTTGATTTTGTTGGGAAGCTACATCCGAAAGACCCCATTCTATTTCCAATTCGCCCTCACGAATCGATTCAATCGGACCAGCTCCCGATCGCGATGCAGGTTGTCCTTGCTGTGCTTTATCCCGCATCGACAAAAGATGCGCTGCAAGATACGCAGCACCATCCAATAAAGCTCCTGCTTTCCCCCAAAGCGATACATTTATCCTCTGATCAAGAGCGGCTTCGACTGCCTGCTCTTTGATCGATTGGGCTTTCGAAACATGCTCGGGAGCGTAAAACTCCATGCGGTCGATAATATCTTGTGTGCTCGCCGACACGGATTAACCCCCGATCGTCGGCATATTGTCCTTGAGGGCCTCGAGTTGATCTTCAATTTCTCGCTCCGCTCCGTCTCTCGACGTCGCTCGCGCGGCCTCAAATACTTCGTTATCGGGAATCTCCCGAGACTTCGAGCACAACGCACCAATCGCCGAACGATCGACGCTCCCGATCATATTCATCAAAAGTGATTTTGTCGGTTCCTTTTCCGCCAACAATCCATCTTCCAATCGAGATTGAATGTTCGGCTTCTCCTTGAAATGTTCCCACAGATCCTCGTCAATTTTCGTAGGACCCGGCGGAATCAATACCGATCGAACGTCCGCATCTTCTCCGCCGGGAACCGATTCGACATCCTCCGGATTGAATTGAACGAAAAGCGCCGTTCGAAGTTTGTTGAAAACAGCCACAGTCGCCATCATATTCTCCTGTTGTCTACGGATCGAACAAATTCATTTGTTCCCATCCCGCTTAGTCCGGGATTTCGGCCACAATAAATTCCTGCGGAAAGTCACTTGCCACGCCGCCTGTCTTCGAGACCATGTTCGTGATAATGGCCTCGTTTCGTTGCTGAGGCGGACGCTGCGTCGGAATCTTGGGAACCGTGTGCTTTGCAACTTCCTCCATATTCCCGTCACCAAACCGTCCGACCACCATCATATCGAGACCATTCGGTCCTGCATCGTCCAATTCCTCGACCGGATCGATATCCTCTTCGGAATCGATAAACGGGTGTTTTTCGACGATCCATTCCAGAATCGTCGAGTCTCCTCCACCAGAGGGATTGTGCTCGGTGTCGACAATATGGAAGTACGGATCGGTCGGCATCAAAATCGTATCCGGCTGGGCCGTATGCCGGGTCTGCTTGAAAATATCAACCAACAGCGACGTGATCATGTTTTTGATCGTCGTCGAACCCGTATTGCTGTTGATCGGGTCCGACAAAACGACATGCGGTGCGTCCGGATAGTTCAACAGCCCAAAAAGCTGCTGCTGTTGATCACCGTACCACATGACCTCATTGTGTTTCTCTTCGTGCGCACGAAGTGCCGCTTCAGCCCGCTTTTCATCAAGACTGCGGCCGAGAGCACGAGATTTCTCAATCTCGTCAAAAGTATGCTTGAACGCCGACCCGAGCTTCCGGATATTGAACGTCTCTTCCGTATGGCTCTCTCCGGCCAGCGGAAAGTCTTCGACGTCATCTCCAACGAACTCCGCCACACCCAGAAGTTCGTACATCTGATGGACATACGTCTCCGCCCAAGCCTCGACAGAATCATCTTGTGCAATCCACTCTCGGCCTTTCAGTGGACGGAGCTTCTTTTGGCGAACAGCCTCATGTACATGCTCCAGCGCCCGGTTGGCAAAAGATGCCATGTCCGGGTTCGGAAAATCGCCATCATCCAGTCGATTATGCGGCATAACATACTCCTCGTCGAAGTCTCATCAAACGATCATCGTTAGGGAAGTTCCACTCCAGCAACGTCTGCATTGGGAGCCTTCACAAACTCTGCACCTTTCAAAGGAACTACACCTGCATCATGCGATCCGCGAAAGGCTCCGAGTTTGTCGTTGTTTCCAGATGCGGCTAGTCGGACGAATACCGTATCGTCCTTCGATACCTGCTCTTCTGCGGCCACTCCGACCTGAGCGCCGTTGTATTTCACATCGACCTCCGTAGAGGGCGGATATCGACCCACCTGCTCGTCGGGCTCGATCAGCTCCTCGCCGCCCACCATTGCCACACCGGCCATTTTTTGATTGATGTCGTCTCCTTCCGTCGCCAACGTGACAGACGGCTCCTGGGGTGCATTCAAACCTTGTACCGAAAAATCGGCAAATCCAGACGTCTCCGGCGTAATCTCGAGAATATCCGAGTTGTTGTTGGCGGCCAACAGATTGTGTCCGTCAATGTCCGACACCAAATCGTCGACAATATCCGTCTTGGAATCGTTCGAAGCATCGAACGTCGCCACCAACGTTTCGCCGTTGACCTCGAGCGTTACGGTATAATTCCCGTCTGCCGAACCGCCCACGTCAACGTCAATTTGTTTCGAGGTCATGTTCGAAGCGTCGGCCAATCGGCCGAGTTTCTGGCCGATCGAACCGTGCTCTTCGACAAGTCGACCCCAAGGAAGCGGGTTTGCAGTCTGATTGTCCTGCGTCCGCGTCTGGGACAAAATCGAGTTCGGGTCCGACACTTCCGTGTAACTGAAACCGATTCCCGCCCATCGAGCCGTCACCGTAATCGTATCCGTTCCAGCATCATACGATGCCGTCACACGACCATTCACGAGATTGTTAGCATTGATGGCATCCGCGAGACCTTGACCAACGTCATCTTGGTTTGTTCCGTTCGCGGCATCATACGAAATCAACTGACGCTCAATCTTGATCTCATAGACCTCGTTCGCACTGCCTGCACCGCCAGTGACCGAAATTTCATCAACCTGTTTGGCTTGCGGGTCTGCATTCAAAACCGTCTTTCGATCACCGAGCGAATCGACCAAATCCGATCCGGGACCGAACTGTCGCATGTTCTCGTAATAATGCCGCTGTGCCATAGCCTCGTCCTCGTCGCTGTATGAACAGGTTCAAACACTCCTTAAAATTATTCTTCGCCTTTCCAACGTTTTTCGAACGATTCGCGAGATGCTTTCTTCGAGGCTTCCGGTCCTTCCTGGAGGGCATTTTCCGTCAGGTTCGATGCCTGATTGTACTGGCGAGACGACATATCCACTCGTTCCGTCAGTCCCTCATACAACCCATCCACTCGAACATCCGAAGCATCCTCGAGATCCTTGTCGAGTTCGTCTTCGACAATGGCTCGCTTCATTTCCATGTTGCTCATCGACTCGTCCATATCGACCTGAAACGTCTCGCCCGCTTGCTTCAAACCGTCCCGCTCATTTTGCCAGTCGACGAGATCTTCTTTCGAATCGAAAGTAAATGCCGGTTCATCTTCCTCGTCGTCTCCGTCTTCTCGTTCCTGGAGGCCCTCGAGTTTCGCTTCGAGCTTGGTCGCTTTCTTGCGGAGATTCTCGTTCTCCTTAGAGAGATTGTCGAGCGCTTTTTGGGCATCCGAGATAAATTCGGACAAAGCCGGACCATCTTCTTCTGGCTCATCTTCTTCGTCTCTGACATCATTCGACTCGTCGAGTTTCTGTTCGATCTCATCGAGTCGATCTTGGAGTTTGTCGATGTCCATAAGAAAATCCTCCGAGTCCAAAGTTACCGTGATCTCTCCGATCGACGAATCACTATCTTGTTCGATTTGATCGCGAAGTTCTTCTGCCGAATACGAAGAATGCTTTGCCATCTCGTCGACGGCATCCTCGCGGGACATTTCGCACATTGTCACAAGATCCTGAAGCACTTCTGCGCGCGTCGGACCATCCGAGCAAAGATCATGTTCGTCTTGGTCCGATTTCCACGAAATATCGTAGCTATCGAGAACCATCCTCGCGCCAGACGGCAAATCATCCGCATCGTCCGTCCGCATCGCACAATCCGGTCCACCTCGGGCTCGACTCACTCCTGCAAGGTGGTTGTAGACGCGCTTTGTCTGGATACGATCAAACTCGCCAAATTCCGGATGTGTGCCGGCTTCGTCCTTAATTTCGGCATGATAACCGGGAGAAAGCTGGTCGCGTTTCCCGCTCAACGCATTACGAATTGCTTCGTTGGTTCGAACAGCGGCCGTCACACGAACGAATTCATTTCCGCCAATGTGTACATCTTCTCCAACATCCCCATCTTGGAACCGATCCACATTGTTTTCATCAATAGGCTCCGGAGGGTGGCCGTCTGTGTACGCAACACGCCCGAGCGATTGCAACGATTTCGGATCATACAATGTCGATCTTGGGACAAGTTCTCGAACCACGTCGCCGTCTTCATGGTACTTGTAAATTCCCGGCCGCGCGACACGTCCTTCAACCATCAACGTGCCGTCTCCCGGCCGTCGACGAGGGCTCAACATCGAGCCATCATCATTGTCCAAGCGGAATTCCATCGTATCTTATCGTTCTATCAAAGCTGTGCTAATTTCTCAGCCATCGACATTCCTTAGATTACATGCTTTGATCTACATTTCAAACCGTTTTCCAAAATTAACCAATATCGACTTCACTGTTTGCAGCACGGAAAGCTCTGGCCTCGTTTTGAGTTTCTTCGAACACTTCATTAAAGATGGCGATCCATCTCTCAGCCTTTTGTTTCGGTGCATTCTGGATACGATCCGGAAGTTTCTCGTCATCCAGCCCTGAGAATTTGTCGAATCGCGCCATCGCCTCCGGCACTCGACGAGAAATATCATCGTCAAACAATCGATTTTGCGCCTCTTCGCTCGTTTCCACTCCAGCATCCACGAGCTTTTGATGTCCGTCTGCCCGCTGTGCAAAGACATCCGCCGCAGACGGTGCCGTCAACTCGTCAAGTGGGCCGTATTGCACTTCAAAAGAAGCCTTTGCTTCGTCCGGATCGTTGAACTGACCGGCCGCCATCGAAAAAAGCATGACGATTCGCAAAAGGGCAGGCGTCATTTCGTGTTCACGGGTATCTTCGACACCATCGAAATAATTTTGACGCCCGGATTCATCGGGAACCTGAAGCCCCTGAGCCATCTGTCCGAAAAGCATCGAGATCGGCATGTTTGCGGCATACGAAAAATTCTGCTGCAGCACACTGTAGGCTTGCCGGGCTTGTTCGATATGTGCGGATACATTTTCCATCTCCTCCTCTTGTGTTGCATCCAGCGCGACTGCATTGGTGATCGATTTCGATTCTTCAATCGCCATCAGCCGCTCTCGCATCAACTGCCGACCGTTGTCTCGTTCCACGAGGAGTTTATGGAGATTCGCCAACCGAATGACGCCGTATTGAAACTCCTCTGCCGCCGACGCAATCGCCTCCGAACACATACCTAGATCTTTCATCGTCTCAAAAACCGTCTCTAAGACCGGCTGGTTCCAGCCGTTGTAATACGATCGACGGAACGGCCGAACCCGCGCCCCGGTGAATCGAATGACTCGATCGGAATGAATTTTTGACGGATCGTCCCGAGACGTCCCCCGTTGGTTCGGATGGAAATGGTACAATCTCGGTTTTCGATACCGCTTGTGGCGGAGATCCGTGTGATATTCATCTGCACTCAAATCCCAACGGTCGAATACATGCATCGCCTCGACAGAGGAGACTTGATCAAAGTTGATTGGTTTATCGAGGTCCCTCCCGTCGTCCACCATCAACACGATCGCGCCGCCTCCGGTTTGCCGAGCGTTGATCATGGCCTCGCGGAGTTTTCGTTCGACCCGATGGCGTCGGAACTCACGTTTGAATACCCGTTTATTATCTGTACCAACGACCCGAATTTCCGGTCGTGTCGCATCTTTTGGCGGCTTTTCGACAATTTTCCGGGCAAACCGGCCCGTCTCATACAATTCATCGAGTTCGTGCTTCGACAGCCGAGTGCCCTTCGCCACTTCTGCATGGGTATGCGGGTCCGAAGACGTGCCGATATCCGATAATTTGTTCCGAAATGCATCGTATTTCGGAGCCGACGCGCTCGAAAATAGTGATCCTTGTCCCTGTGTCATGTTCATCCACCGTAATATTGGGCGAGATAATGTTCTTGCTCACCGGCTTGCGAGCCCCCACGTGAGCCGAGCAAATGATCGATTGCATAGACCGCAGCATCAACCGCATCGTCTCGATCACCGCCGGGGAAGGAAATATGCTGATTGATAAACTGATCGATCCACTTGAAATTCTGGCCGGTTGGTCCCTGCGTCGGGTCTCGATTGTCCGGAACTCGGACATTTCCAGACCGCCAGAAGGATTCGACATCACGGAGTCTTTGTTTTTTCCCAGCCCACGGATCGACCGTACAAATGCCCGGAATTTCGTCCTTGAGATGGTCTTTAATGCCAGGCCCGTCCCCCTTGTTTTCAATCAAAAGCGTTCGTGCCTGATCCCACGGCGATCGATCGTAGAGTTCCCGAATCTTGTCTTCCGTCTCTCCTTGTGACCACAACCCTGACTCCTGGTCGACGAGATAAGCATTCGCCTCTTCTTGGCGCGACCGACACCACAACTGAATCACCGCTTTCGACGATTGCGGCTCGTCCGATCCTCCTTTTGGGTCAATCGCCCAAATCCAATTCCGTTTCGGCGGTGGCAATTCCGTCCACATGTGATCGATAATCCAAGATTCCTTGATAATCTCGCCACCCGGCGGACTCGGCATTCCTTGGCCGAGCGACATAAACGTCTCCGGGTCGGATTGTTCAATCGCCTTCCATTCTTGTTTTGACTTGAACCACGGCCACAATGCTTCTCCGGGCTCTCTCGGGTCGTCTGGATGCCGATCGCGGACGGTCTCCCGATAAATCGCCGGTAGATTTACAATTCTCCAATCCCGTGCCGCCTCGATTTCGCGCATCTCCCGTTTAATCCGGCCAACCGGATCATCGCGGTGCCAACGAGTCTGGATGACCAGAATTCGGGCCTTTCTCGACGCTCGCTCGCGGAAGACCTTGTTGAACCAACTCCAGACCCGATCTCTTTGGCGCGGTGAGCGGGCTTGCTCATAATCCTTGATCGGATCGTCGAGTAGAAGATAGTCCCCACCCTTCCCGGCAATCCCGCCGCCGACGCCACGGGCAAGATATCGACCCTGGGAGTTCATGATCTCCCAGATTTCCTTTTTATTCCGGTAATGCCGATCGCCCTTGGCCCGCGTGGAATCTTTTGTTGGCAGCTTTGTATCGGGAAAGACGTTTTGATATTCCGCCGAGCGTATAATCTTTTTCACGTCCACAGACATGTCGTTGGCAAGATCCTGACCATAGGAACATGCAATGATGCGTGCATCCGGATCTTGCCCGAGAATATACGCCGGAAGGCGGCGGGAACACAGCTCTGATTTTCCATGCCTCGACGGGCAATTGATTACGAGGCGTCCATTTTCCGTGTTCAACCACCGCTCCAGCTCTTGTGCGATGAGCCGGTGGTGCCAGTTCGTTTGATATCCCTCACCGAACGTATACTGGACAAACTTAAAGAAATTCTTGCGGGCCTCGATTTGGGCACGTTGTTCGAGGAGTTGTGCAATCCGTTTTCGGTGCTTACTCGTCCCCATCTTCGATATCCTCTTCGATCAACTTCTCGAGATGGGCAATGCGCTCGTCAATCTGGTCTTTGTCCATGCGGTCATAGTCGTCATCTGTCCGAATCTCGTGGGTTTGGCCCGGCGATCCGGTGACTTCCTTTTGCGCCTCGAGCTCTCGCTTCGTCCGGTTCAACGTGTGGAATCCGGTCGTATGTAAGATGGCTTTGGCTGCCTTGATCACTTCGCCGTGATCTGGTCCGTTCTCCTGTCCCATGCGATCGCGGTCCTCCAGTACATCATGCAGGGCACCGAGGGCCTCGGGCCAGAGGATGCGCATCAGTTGATCGAGCTTTTGCCCGAAGAAATACGTCCGATACCAGTCGACTAGATCGCGGAAATTCTTGTGTTTTCCCGCCATGTTGTTGAGGGACGATTCCGTGCTATCTAGCTTCTCTGCAATCTCGCCCCACGTATAATCGAGGGCACGAAATTGTGCTGCACGATCCTGAAAGGACGTCCAATGTGTGCCGTCCGCTTTTCGGGGCTTGTCTCCCGCTTCTTCCGGCTCGGGAAGGTCCTGAAGGCGTTGTAATTTTTTGATTTTCTTCGGACGTGCCATGTGATGTCTCCTTTGGAGTCGATATGCACTACTAGATTGGGTCGGATCAAAGGTTTCGTCAAACAAAATGTGGATATTTGGTTCGATCGGGGGACCGCTTTTAATCGAGCAAAAAATTTGATCTGATCGAAAACCGCCTCGATCGAAGAAAAGGAAAAATTGTACCCCGGGGGTCGCGATCGCGCGCGTGAAAATTTTAATATTGTTTAACCAACCGGTAAAGAAAGTTTTGAAAAAATTTCAGATATGATCTGAAGTTTAACCGAATCCAAAGATTTTCTAACTGCTATTTCACCAATCGGTAAAGAAAGTTTTTGAAAAATTTTCAGGTATGATTGGAGATCGTTTAACCAATCGGTAAAAAAAGTTTTTGAAAAATTTTCAGGTATGATCGGGGATCGTTTAACCAATCGGTAAAGAAAGTTTTTGAAAAATTTTCAGGTATGATCGGAGATCGTTTAACCAATCGGTAAAGAAAGTTTTTGAAAAATTTTC